TAACTGTTCTGCTGCTAGTATTAATACTTTTACAGGTAGAAGTTTAATAACAGAATCTACATATGGTTATAATCTTTATATCAAATTAGGTGCGGCTGAATCTAGGAAGTTAAAGTTTACACAAAAGTGTTATCCTAAATACAGACAATACAACCTGAACTTTTTAAATAGATTAGGAGGTTGGGATACAATGAAGTTTGCATTGGTGAATAGAAGGTCTAGTGAGTTTAAAAAAACAAGCTATAGAAAAAATGAATATCAATTATCAGGCAATGCAATGACTAACATTGATGCTTATAATAAGTACAATGAAAGCACGGTTAACTATGCCATTCAGCATAAGGATATGTTTCATTTAATATCTGATTGGGTAAGCCAACAGGATTACGAATGGTTAGCACAGTTGATGTCTAGTTCAATAGTTTATATGGAAGTACAGGGTGCATTCTTTCCTGTTACAATTAGTAGTAATAACTATCAATACAAACTAGAAAGCGCAGATAAGCTATTTAATTTTGAAATAGACATTGAAGTATCTAAATATGTAAACAGTCAATTCAGATAATGGTTAGTACAGAAATATACATAGAGGGTTATAAGTTAGAATTATCAAAAGAATTAAACACAGAGTTTAGTTATGCTATTGATGATATAATGGATTTTGGTTCAAAGAATACATCCTTTTCAAAGACTATAAACATAGCAGGTAATTCTACAAACAACAGAGTATTTGGATTTGTATTTGATTTGGGTAATGCTAACTTTACAGATGACACATTACCTAATGTAAATTATAATTACAATGCTGCAAAGGCTGCACAATGTAGAATCTTTATTGATAAAATACAGGTATTTAAAGGCACATTAAGAATATTAGAAATAGTTGTAGATGGTAAAGCTATTGAATATCAATGTTCTGTATTTGGAGAATTAGGTGGATTTATAACAGAATTAGGAAGTAAAAAACTAATAGGTAATGATAACCCTTCATATGATTTAGATTTTAGCAATTACAATCATACTTATAATCACGATAATATACTTGCTAGTTGGGATGTATCAGGAGCAAGGGGAACTAATAACAGTTCAAATTATGGTTCAGGATATTACTACCCATTAATAGATTATGGAAATTATAGAAATGCAAATAATAGGGATTATACTGTAATGACATTTAGACCTGCTTTGTTTGTTAAAGAATATTTAGAAAAGATATTTGCAGCAAGTGGTTATGATTATGATTTTCCTTTATTAAATACTGACCCATTTAAAAGGTTGATTATTCCACATAATCAAAAGACATTAACAAAGACTACAAGTACTTTAAATGTAGCTACAAAGACAACATCACAAGAAATTACAGGCACAAGTTCTTGCAAATTTGATACAGTTACAGGTTCAGGATTAGTGCCTAGTGGTTTAAATAGTGTATATACTTACACAGGAGCAACTTCTATTAACTTAAAAATGGTTTATATATTTAATGGAAGTTCAACAAGTGGAACTTTTAATATTTATAAAAATAGTACTATTGCCTATACGACTAATTTCATTGGGGATATAGGACAAAATTCGGAGTTTGAATTATTAATAAATACAAATGATGCAATTAGTTTTAGATTTACTAATACTGCACCTAATAGAGATGACCCACCTATTACCGTAACAGATGCTATAGTATCATTTTTCTCAGGTTATATTGTTCCTGTTCCTTTAAATTATAATGATGCTTTAGTTATTAATGATACAATACCTAGAGGTATATTTCAAAAGGATTTCTTTTTAAGCATTTGTAAGATGTACAATCTTTATGTCTATGATGATATATTTAATGATAAAAAGATTTATATAAAACCTTACATTGATTTCTATCCTGATACAAGTGCTAATGCTTTAGATTGGTCTCAAAAAATAGACAGGTCTAAGCCATTAAGTATCAAGCCAATGAGTGAATTAAACGCAAGGTATTACCAATATAAATATAAAGATGATTCAGATAACTACAATGAAAGCTATAAAAAAAAGTATAATCAAAACTATGGTGATAGGTTATATGATACTAATTATGATTTCAGTAAAGATACAGAATCACTTGAAATAATATTTGCATCAAGCCCATTAGTACAGATAGCAGGAGAAGATAAAATAATAACACAAATATTTAAAGTATCTGATAATAATACTAAAGAGCAACAAATGGATAGTGTTATTAGAATTATGCAGGTGCAAAAAATAACAGGAGTAAATAGTTGGAAGATAAGAAATCAAAGTAATACAGGTGATTTGCATACAGGAACAGTATATGGATACGCAGGACATTTGCATTTTAATGGTGCAGGAGTTCCTGACCAAGATATAAACTTTGGTGTACCAAAAGAAGTATATATAAATACTACATCATATCCAACTACAAATTTGTTTAATGCATATCATAGTGAATACATAGCTGAAATAACTAGTAAGGATAGTAAGCTATTAAGTTGCTCTGCTTTATTAAATACAGTAGATATTAACAACCTAGATTTTAGCAAATTTATTTGGATAGATGGTGTACTATTCAGACTAAATAAAGTAGAAGGATATAATCCTATGGAATACAATACGACCAAAATAAGTTTATTAAAAGTAATTGAAACAACATACTAATGGCAGAGAATTTAAATTTAAACGTAAACGTAAATACTTCAGGTGCTGAAGGTTCTATAGGTTCACTTAAAAAGCAACTTAGAGAAGCAGCAAATGAAGTAGTTAATCTATCTGATAAGTTTGGTGCTACATCTGTACAGGCAGTAAACGCAGCAAAGAAGGCAGCAGAACTTAGAGATAGGATTGGGGATGCAAAGGCATTAACAGATGCATTTAATCCTGACCAAAAGTTTAGAGCATTAACTTCATCTTTAGCAGGTGTTGCAGGTGGATTTGCAGCAGTACAAGGTGCTATGGGTTTATTTGGTTCTGAATCAGAAAATCTACAAAAGACTTTAGTAAAAGTACAATCTGCAATGGCATTGTCTCAAGGATTAGAAGCAGTTGGAAATAGTGTAGATGCTTTTAAAAATCTAGGTACAGTAATTAGAACACAGGTTGTAACTGCATTTAGTACTTTAAGAGGTGCAATTATTTCAACAGGTGTAGGTGCATTAGTAGTTGGTATAGGTTTATTGATAGCAAACTTTGAGAAAGTAAAAGAAACTTTACTTAATTTATTTCCGAGTCTAGCTGAATTTGGTAATAAAGTACAAAGCATAATTCAAAGTATTACTGATTTTGCAGGTATAACAAGTGAAGCATCAAGGGCACAAGATGCTTTAAAATTAGCTTTAGAAACATCCAATAAAGCAATAGATAATCAAATAAAGATTTTAGAAGCGCAAGGTAATAAAGAGAATGAAATATATGAGCAAAAGAAACAAAGAATTAATAACCAAATTAAATTAATTAAAGGTTCATCACAAGAGGAATTACAAACTAGGGCTGACTTAAACACAGAGTTACAAGTATTAGAGATTCAAGAAGCAAAAAGAAAAGATAAAAAAGCTAAGGATGATAAAATTGCAAGTGATAAAGAAGCAGCAGATTTAATTGCATCTAATGAGGCTAAAATAGCAGCTGCAAGAGAATACGAAGAATTTGATACGCAACTGCAACAAAGGTTATTAGAACTAGATGAAGAAAGAGCTGCCAAAAAAAGAGAGTTAGATTTTCAAAATACACAGAATTTAATTACAGATATAGATTATGAAAATGAATTATTAGATAATGATTTTGCAGAAGACCAACAAAGACTTGCAAATAAAGAAGCATATATTGCAGAATTAAAAGCTATTGAATTATCAAATTTAAATCTAACTGAAAAGGAGAGATTAGATATTATTTCTAAGTATGCTAAGATGGAGCAGGATATTGATAAAGATATTACTGCAAGTAAAAAAGCAGAGGCACAAGCTAAAATAGATATACAATTAAAATACATTGATTTTGTAGGACAAGCAGGAAATTTATTAGGACAAATAGCAGGTAAAAATAAAGACTTAGCTATTGCAGGTATAGTGATAGAACAAGGAGCAGCATTAGGAAAATTAATTATACAAACAATGGCTGCTAATTCAGCAGCAACTACTGCAGCTGCACCATTTTTAGCTAATCCAATAACTGCAATACCTGCTAGTATTAATTTGGCTAGAGTAATTGCTATGAATAATATTCAAGGTGTATTATCAGGTGCAGGTATTATAGCAGGAGCAGCTAAAGGAATTGCTGCAATTAATTCTGCAAAGACTCCTAGCGGTGGCGGTGGTGGTGCAGGAGGTGCTAGTATGCCTAGTATGTCAACTGCTGCACCTATGTCCCCTCAATTACCACAGGCACAAACTACTAACCTTAGTCAACAGACAATTAATGATATTGGTAATCAGGCAGTAAGAGCATATGTAGTTGAAAGTGATGTTACTAGCAGTCAGGAAAGAATAACTGCAATAAGACAAAGAGCAAGATTTAGTTAATATTTAAAAAAAATATATTTATGAGTATGGAATTACCTTTATATATGTTGGAGATATCTGATGATTTTAATGATGATGCAGAGGTGCAGTTCGTATCATTAGTAGATAGACCTGCCATTCAAAAGAATTGGAATGCATTTAAAAATGAACAGAAGTTTCAAATTATTAGTGAAGATAAGCGTATTATCAGTGGTTGCGCTATGTTGGCTGATACTCCTATCTTTAGAAGCGATGCTACTTTTGGGGATTACTACGTTGCTTTTTCTAAAGAAACTATTACAAAAATTGTTCAGAAATACTTTAAAAAAGGTTATCAGAACAATGTCAATTTAATGCACGACCCTAATCAAATTGAGACAGGGGTTACGATGTTTGAAAGTTTCATTAGTGATAAATCTAGAGGTATTGAACCAATGAAAGGTTTTGAAGATGCGCCTGATGGCAGTTGGTTTGTATCTATGCTAGTAGAAAATGATGAGGTGTGGGATAAAGTAAAACAAGGTATGGTTAATGGATTTTCTATTGAAGGTGTGTTTAACTATGCTCCTAAAGTAACTGAAGAAGAAGTTAAAATGCAAAGAATCAAAGACATACTATGTCAAATTGATTTTTAAGTGATAAATATTATTAATTATAAACATTTAAATAAAAAGAAAAATGAACACAAAAGAAGCATTGATGCAAATAAGAGCCTTATTTGAAAATATGCCACAAGTTGTTGAGCCTGTTGCTCCTGTTGCTCCTGTAGCACCTGAAGTTACAAAGGTAGAAATGGCTGAATATTCTTTAGTAGATGGAACTAAGGTTATGATATCTGCTTTAGAAGTTGGTGGTATGGTTACAATGGCTGATGGTACACCTGCTCCAATGGGTGAGCATCAATTAATGGATGGTACATCTATTCAAGTAGATGAAATGGGGGCAATTATTGAAATTGCATCACCTAAAGAAGATGTAATCGTAGAAGAACCTGTAATGGTTGAAGCTGCAGTTGCACCTATGGTAGCACCTTCAGAAGATACTGCTGCAATGCTTGATACATTAAAAGCAGATTACGAAAGTAAAAAAGCAGAATTAGACGCTAAGATTGCTGAATTAGAGAGCAAAGTAAAACAAGGGTTTGCACAAGTAGCTGAATTAGTAGAAGCACTTTCAAACACCCCAACTGCAGAGCCTACTCAAAAAGCAGCAAACGCATTTCAATCATACGTAACTACTAATGATAGCAAGTACGAAAGATTAGAGAAATATAGAAACGCAATTTTAAACAAATAAATTAATAAACAATGGCATTTTCAGTAAGTTCATTAGCGAATTATACAAAAGAGAACGAAGCATCATTGGTGACTTCTTCAGTATTAGGCGCAAAAACTGCAGCTTTAATTAAAAGCGCAGGTAACGTAATGGTTGGTGTAAAGTCTGCAGAGACTATCAACATTATGGATACAGATGCATTCTTTCAAGCAGGTGGTACTTGCGGTTGGAACGCATCAGGTACAACTTCTTTCACACAAAGAACTGTAACAGTAGGTAAAATTAAAGTACAAGAGGCTTTATGTCCTAAGACATTAGAATCTAAGTATTTACAAAAGGCTTTACCAACAGGTTCTCAGTACGATTCAATTCCATTTGAGCAAGATTTTTCTGATAAGAAAGCAAAGACTATTGCTGCTCAATTAGAGACTGCTATTTGGCAGGGTGATTCTGCTTCTGCAAACGGTAACTTAAACAAGTTTGATGGTTTAATCAAATTGATTGGTGCTGCTGCAGGTGTTGTTGATGCAAACGTATCAGGATTTATTTCAGGTGCTCCTTTAACTTCTATTACTGCTGCTAACGTAGTATCTTTAATGGATGGTGTATATAAAGCAATCCCTGCAAAAGTTGTATCTACAGAAGATATGGTTATTGTTTGTGGAGTTGATACTTTCAGAACATACACTATTGCATTGAAGAATGCTAATATGTTTAACTATTCTTTTGATGGTAAGGCTGATTCTGAATTTGTATTGCCGGGGACTTCAATCCGTGTAATTGCACTTAATGGATTAAACGGAACTAATGATGTTTACGCATTACGTTTAAGCAACTTATTCTTAGGTACAGACTTATTGAACGAAGAAGAAAAGTTTGAAATCTTCTTTGCTAAAGAAGCTGATGAAGTAAGATTTGCTGCTGAATTCAAAATGGGTGTGAACATTGCATTCCCTGATGAGATTGTAAAGGTAGCTATCTAAATAATTAGGGGAGTTGAAATATACTCCCCATTTTTTAAAACAATAAAATAATACAATATGCCGTGCGCATTAACACAAGGATATACCTTAGATTGCCGTGATTCACTAGGTGGTATTACGGAAGTTTATTTTATTGCAAGTTCAGATGTAACATCTACAACCGAAGCTAGTGGTGTAATTACTGCATTAGTAAAGGCTTCAGGTAAAAGATT